CCTCGACGACCAGGACGAGCGGATGCGGCGGGTGGACGACGACGTGCACCGCCAGACGGGGCTCGGCCGGCCCGGCGCGGGGCCGGACGGGTCCATGGCGGGGAGCAGGCTGGAGACCGGCCACCACGTCAAGGTGAACCTCGACTTCCCGTCAGAGACCTGGTACGCGGCGGTCTCCCCGCCGTCCTGGCCGCGCGCTCACCGCGATGACACGGCCTTCCTGCACCTTGGCCAGGACGACGAGCAGGTGCCGCACATGATCAGGAGGCGCTTCATGCACCCGGACGTGCAGCAGTACCTCCGCGACACGATGGACCGCTGATGGGCATCTCCGACCTGATCCGCAAGCGATCGGCTGCCGAGGACGACGCGCGCTGGGAGCGCGCCCGGCCGTCGCTTGAGCGCAACGGGTTCCACAGCCAGGCAAGCGGCCTGGGAGTCGCCCACCTGGAGACAGGTCACACCGTGCTCACCCCGTACGACCACCAGCGGGGAGAGTGGAAACTGATCGCCCTGCACGGCAGCAACGCGGTGCACGAGAAGGGAGCCATCGCCTACCTCGGCCCCGGCGACGAGGATGCCGGCGAGCGCGCGATGTCCGCGATGCGCCACCCCGGCTTCCTCCACGCGATGCGCGACCAGATGAACCCGGCCACCGACAACGACGGAACCTGGCCGAGGAGGTTCGACTTCACGTGATCTACCACGAGCGCGCTTACCCCTACCACTGGCGCGGGCACCGGGGGGAATGGGCCATCCCGTTCGGTGAGATGCAGGACCGCACCAGCCAGGTGGAAGAACAGCTCCAGGCCCACGGCCTGTACCCCGGCCGTGAGTACTGGCCTGACGACAACCAGCGCCTGGAGACCGGGCACAAGATCGGCTTCCACCTCAACCCCACCGACAACAGGTGGCGCATGATGGCGCTGCACCCCGGCGACCCGACCGGAGGCGCGGTCTGGTCTGACCTCGGCCAGCACGACCACAGCGTCGCCGCCAACGCCCTGCGCGAGCTGCACCACCCGCACGTGGTGCGGGCGATGGGCGAGCAGTGGCAGCGGGCGGCCGAGGCAGGCGACCCGCAGGGCACCGCCGGGACGCCGAAGCGGTGGATGCAGGACAACCCGTACGACAGCCACTTCAGCCACTACGAGTGACTTAGGCCCAACTTCCGTTGGAGCCAGATGCCCTCGCTCCAACGGAACGGCCCCTGCTGTAGGTGACCCCTGGCCCGGAAGGGTTAGGAGGTCAGATGAGGGTCGCGTACCAGCCAGGATCGGGTTCCGCCCGCCAGGCGTCTACAGCCAGGCAGCTCGGCCGGACCATGGGGATCGGCGCGCTCAGCTCCGAGCAGATGAGCCCCGAGGTCGCCGAGGCCCGCAAGAACCGGCGGATCAACGCCCGGCAGGCGTCGGTCGGCCGCCGCACCGCCTACACGTCCGGCGGGGCTGGAGGGTCAGGTTTCTCCGACATCCAGTTCGCCACCGGCCGGCCGCGCGACCCGCTCTTCTACTGGCGGCAGAACAACCTCCCGTACGACTTCTCGCAGAACGAGGAGCTGGCCAAGGTCCGGGCGTTCTGCCGGCTGCTGTACCAGACCGACCCGATCGTCGGCTCCTGCGTCGACATCTTCAGCAAGTTCCCGGTGGTCGGCGCGCACCTGGAGTGCAAGGACTCACGGCTCACCGACTTTTACCAGGACCTGTTCTTCGGCGACGACGGCCTGGACTACGGGGAGTTCCTCGTCGACATCGGGCGTGAGTACTACATCACAGGTGAAGCGTGGCCTTTCGCTACTTTTAACGAGGACCTGGGCATCTGGGACGACGAGGAGCTGCTCAACGCCGATGACATCAAGGTCGAGCGGTCCCCGTTCCTGAAGGAACCCCGCTTCTTCACCCGCTTGCCGTGGACCATCCGGCAGATCCTCACCACCCGGCAGCCGGCCTGGGAGTACAACCGGCTGGTCCAGGAGTACCCGGAGCTGGCCGCCTACACCGCCGAGAACGCCTTCATGCCGGTGAGCAACATCCTGCTGCGCCAGCTCCGGTTCAAGGGCGACACCTTCAGCCTGCGCGGCCTGCCGCTGCTGACCCGCGCGATGAGGTCGATGCTCCAGCAGGAGATGCTCAACACCGCGCTCGACTCGATCGCCGACCGGCTCTACACCCCGCTGATCCTGTGCAAGCTCGGCGCGTCCGCCACCGACCTCGGTACCTCGGTCCCCTGGATTCCGACCGACGACGACCTGGAGAACTTCGAGATGGCCCTCGATGCCGCCCTCGCCGGCGACTTCAGGGCGCTGATCCACAACTTCGCGGTGGAGATCGAGCCGGTGTTCGGCCGGGAGAACATGCCTGACCTGAGCATGGACTTCGAAAGGATCGAAGACAGGGTTCTGCAAGTTTTCGGACTTTCCCGCACATTCCTCACCGGAGCAGGCGAGGGGCAGACCTACGCCGCCGATGCGCTCAACAAGCAACTGGTCGAGCAGCTCATGACCACCTACCAGCAGATGCTCATGCGGCACATGCGCAAGCGGATGCTGATCGTCGCCGAGGCGCAGGAGCACTACGACTACGAGGAGCGGTCAGGCCGCCGCTTCGTGATCATGGAAGAGGTCCTCGAAACCGACGAGGAAACCGGCGAGAAGCGGATCACCGAGCAGCCCAAATTGCTGGTTCCCGACTTGAAGTGCCAGGTCCTCAACTTCAGGGACGAGGACATCACCCGCCAGTTCACCGAGGCGCTGCGCGCCTCCGGCATCCCGATCTCCGCGCGCACGCGCACCCGGGGGCTCGGCGTCGACCTCGACGAGGAGCGCGAGACCAGCCAGGACGAGGCGGTCGCCGACATCATCGGCCAGGCCCGCACCCGCCGCCAGGCGTTCATCGAGCTGCGCAACGCGGGCCTGCCCGTGCCGCCCGACCTGATGGCCGACTTCGCCCCCATGGCCCAGGTGGAGGGCGTCCCCCCGGCCCTGGCCGCCCAGCAGCTCATGATCGACCGGATGGGCGTCCAGCCCATCCCGCTGCCCGACCTCGCGCCCACCCCCGAGGACGCGCAGATGGCCGAGGAGATGGAGGCCCAGGAAGGCGGCCCGGTCAACGCCCCGAGCGAGGGCGAGACGGCAGCCGAGGACGCGGGCGGCATGCCCCAGGTCCCGCCGGAGTCCTCCGAGCAGCGCGGCCCGATGCCGAAGGCCGGGAGGAAGCGCGGCATGCCGAAGCAGGGCGCGCTGCTGCGCCGCTCCGACCGGGTGCGCCGCCTGGCGGCCCTGGCCCGCGCCGTCAACGAGGCCGCCCAGGAGGGCAGCGCAGCCGCCGCAGCCGACGAGGGCGTCATCGCCCTGGCCGTGCACCTTCCCGAATCCGAGTCCCAGGCCCAGAAGGGACAGGGCACCTGGTTGTCCGGCCCGCAGGTCCGGGGCTACCAGGACCCGCCGCACGTCGGCATCAGGGCGCGCCTCGGCGTGACCGAGGACGACAGCGACCTGGTGGATTACGAGAGCTACGCCCCCGCACGGGGGTGAGGAGGACGAAGTGCACAAGGTGCAGTGCGCCAACCAGGAGTGCACGGCGGTCGCCGTCATCACCGAACCGGGCGTGGACATCCACGACGCGCTCGACGCGGCGGGCTGCACGTGCTGCCCCCAGCCCCACAACCACGGCGCGGCGACCAGGGCAACGGGAATCCCCTGCCGCCCCGTGACCATCATCCTGGCCGGGCCGAGCACGGAGGTTTCCTGACATGGCATCGATGACCGACCGGACCCGCGCCGCGTCCATCATGGACGCGATCCTGCACGGCGGGAGCGCCCCTACCTACCCGACCGCCCTGCACCTGAGGCTGATGACCGCCCAGGGGTCTAACACCTCCAACGGGACCGAGGCGACCTCAGGCAACTGCCCGGGTTACACCGCAGGCGGCGTGGCGATCACCTTCGGTGCCAACGCCACGGGCGTCTCCACCTCGTCTAACACCCCGTCGTGGACAGCGACCGGCACCTGGTCGACGATCACCTCGGTGGAGATCTGGGACACCGCAGGAACCCCGCTGC